AAAAAACCTTATGCATCTCGGTCAATGTCCCAATCTTTAGGCATTGCCACATCACCATAATATAGAGCTTGCTCTGTTAATACTTTCTTTTGCATACCACCACCTATTTAATACTAATTTAAAAAAAAGTCAACTATGCCCAAGAAGAGCCATTCCAACTTATAGTTGAGTCATCGTGTTTTATAGCTTTCCAACCTGTAGTATTATCAGTTTGATAAGCAGATTCATCCCAATAAATATTATAGGATCTAGTTTTTGGATCTCCAGCATTTGTTCCTTCTGGCATTGAAGAATTTTCAGCTGCTAATTCAGCATCAATCTCTTCTTGTGTCCAAGTTGAATCGTAAGTATCTATTGATGGATAAGTTATAGGTGCATCCCAAGATGCAGTTGTGGTATTTTTAGACCAAGATGCATAAGGTTTTTTAGGCCAAAAGATTTGATCATCTTCGTCCCAAGTATAACCTATACCTGCATAGTTTCCTCTAAATGCTTTTGAGTTATCACCAGATGAATGTGTATTACTTTGTGTATTGTAAGATGTTTGAATCCACATTTGTGCAGGCCAGTTGTTGTGTGTTTCTAACCACTGTTGACCTACTGTTTCATCTTCAACACCATCAGCGTTTAACATCTTATCGTTATCCATAGTTAACACTTGAATAACTTTTCCGTTAGCTCCTAGTTTTGCAAAATGTGCCATAATGTTTCTCCTTATATATTAATTTTAATTACCATTCAACTATTGAAACTTATACCTTATTACTATTATTCCACTACCACCGTTTGCCCCTGGTGTTGGAGCGTTTAAACCACCGCCTCCACCACCACCTCCAGTGTTGACTGTTCCTCCGCTTCCTGGGTTTGTGCTTGTTCCACCGTTTCCACCACCTTTTGCTGCTGAGCCGGCTGTATTATTTGGTGGACCTGATCCACCGCCTCCACCACCACCATATCCTGTAGACACGGCTGTAATTGATGAATCAACTCCTGTTCCGCCATTACCACCTTGACCAGCGGCATCACTTCCTGCAGCGGCTGCTCCACCGCCTCCACCACCACCTGTGTCAGGTGGACCTCCAGGTGAACTTCCCCCTGGATTTCCTTGAGAAGGACTTACCGGAGGACTATTGCCTGCTGCTCTACATCCTGAAGAATTAGTGCCACCTCCTGTTCCACCACCAGAACCACCAGAACCACCAATTCTAAGTGAATCGTGACCACCTGCTCCACCACCTGTAGATGTGACTGTTGAAAAAATTGAATTTGACCCACTGCTTCCTCTCTGTGGACTAGAAGGAGGTCCTCCTGTTCCACCACCACCAACTGTAATTGGATAAGCTTGTGCTGTTACTGTAACTGCTGTTCCTCCAGGATTACCATTAAGTGGACTTGCTGTATAGCAATCAGCTGGACCTTTATATTCTCTAACTCCTCCAGCTCCAGCTCCACCTACTGCGTTTCCGCCTGGTGGTATTCCAGCCGCTGCACCACCACCAGCGATAACTAAATATGATACTATATTTTCTGCAGCTGTGCTTGAAGTCTTACAAACTGTAAATGTTCCTGGACCTGTAAATTTATGAATTTTAAAATTTCCTGAAGTTGATTCTGTTCCACCAGATGCAACTAAAAAAGGATTTCCTGTTACATTTGATGTTGAGTCTTGAACGTTTTTCCAACCTTCAGTATCATCAACATAAACAAAAGTTACTGACTGACCTTCTGTAGTTAAAGTGTTTGATGCTGCTACACCTCCAATTTTTTGAGAACCATTTGGTGCAACTGTTAAAGCATTTGTTTGAAAAGTATTTGTGTAATCTGCAACAGAAACTATAGAACCAGCAGTTCCTGCTGGTAAATTCATTGTAAATGCGCCTGAAGATGTGTCCGCAAAAAAACCTTGACCACTTACGGCTGTAAATGTTGAAGTTTTTATACTAGATGTTTGCCAATCAACAGTTCCTGATCTTCCAAATCCTGACTGCGATGCACCACTAGCTAAACTTACAGTATCACCACTTGCACCAACAGTAATTGTAGTTCCTGACTGACTAATAATTACTCCGCCGTCAGCCGCTTTTAAACTGTCTGATCTTAAATCACCTGTAACTGTAACTGTGTCTCCACTATCTCCTAACT